TGATTCCAATTATTATAATAACCTATTTTTTCTAATGTTTCAGATGCTTTGTTCAATTCATCTAATCTTTGCATAAACAACATGTTGTAGCTTTCTTCAAAATGTGGCACAAAGTGTTCCTGTACAACAACATCTTTTTCTTCATGGTCTTGATGAAAACCCATAACCCATAAATTTATTGGATTTAAAAAACTATTTAACATTGATATTCTGCTGTCAAAGTGAAACATATCCATGTCCATGTTCGTATCACAATATATTACAACATCTTTGTTGCTAGGAAAATCATTACCAATATCTATTAAGTCATTCCAGTAAGTACACTTTGATAAAATAATATCTACTCTTTGTGTTTCCCATGTTTTTTTTGCAAACGGACATACTGGCTTTTCTGTTTCTAATACTTCTTTTGACCAATCTCTTATTTCGCGTTTAATTTTTTGTTGAGATATCATTTTGTAAATGTTTTTACATTTGTAGGTTTGCCACCAACACCTTGTTTTTTTGACCTTTTTCTTTTAACTGCTGATTTAATTTGTGATTTTGACATACGATTAGCTTTAGCTTTAGGTACACATTTTGGGTATTTTCTTTTAGAGCCTTTGGCTTTTTTTCTTCCACACTTCTTAAAACCACCACCTTTTTTAGGAGAGCCTATGTCCACCCATTCTTCAGAATACCACCTGCGTAAACCCACTACCTACCTCGCATTTTGGTTTTTTTCCTACGAGGCTCCATAACTGCTCCACAACCACGAGCAATAAAACCGTTGTTTCCTTTTTCAATGATACCACCAGTTGCAGCTTTCTTTGCTCCTGAGTAGCCGCCGCCTCTTTTCTTATATGTTTTTACAAGCCATGAGTTTGCATAAGCAGAAGGGTACACATCAAATTTCTTTTTTGCTTCTGATTTTACTCTGCTGTATAGACTTTTATTAGTTACATTACTTGGTACACTTGATTTTGCCATTAGCATTTCCACCTTTTTCTTGCTTGCCTAATTCTTGAATTAGGGTCGTTTCTTGTTTTAGCAGAGCTGCGCTTAAGCTGCCCAAGCGACCTTGCACAATAAGACTTACGCCTTTTTGCTGCCTTGCTACCTTTTTTGACTTTGCCTGTTACGGCTGTTTTTAATTTTGAACCGGGATTAGCTTTTCTATAAGCTTTAACACCCTTCTTGGTCATGCCTGCACCTGACTTGGTAGGGCGATAATTACCGCCCTTACCAGTTGTCTTTTTTATAGGCTTGGCTTTTTTTCTTGGCTTTTTGACCGCCATTACAAATTCTAACCGTAGTTTTTAATTAGCGTAAGCACTATGACATAGGTATCACCACTGGTGTGACCAGTTGTGGTTAAAGCTATATCACCAGTTTTTCCACTAGCTGCAGCAGTATTTAAAATACCACCAAACTCAGTAAAATCTTCCGAATCTGCATAGTCAGAGTTTAAATCCCAACATACAGTATTAGCGTCTGCTACCCATAAGAGTCTAGCACTCATACCAAAAGTAGAATAAACAATCTTGCCAAGCTTTACGCCTGAGCATGCCTGTCCATTACTACTTGATGATAAAGCACTTACATCCACTTTGGTTACAGCAGACTCGCCTGTGCCGTCAGAAGTATTTGTAAGTTGAATTATAGCCAGTCTTTCACCATCTACTATAGTTGTTGATGTTACTGCATCTGCCATAATTTACTCCTTATGATGCTATATCGTAGCCAGTTATCTCAATCAAGAAACGACCTGCTGTATAAGCTGCATGACCTGTACCTTGACCTACAAGATATAGATATTGGTCTGCCGCAATGTCTCCACCTGCTACCATAGTACCTGCTGAAGCTGCACCTGCATTAATAATTGATGTTTCTGTTAAATCTCCAATGGCTGTGTCATTAACACCTGTGCCTTCAGTAGCAGAAAATAAATCTATATCTGTACCACCGCCTGCTGGGGTTTCTAAACAAGTCATCGTTACTCCAAAAACAGTTCCTTGGTTTGCAGTAGTTACCTGACCGATGTATGCAACACCTGAGCCATCTTTACCAATAATGTCACCTGCTGTTCCACCATCTCTTAAACCTGTTAAATCAATCATAATTTTTGTTTTAACAATGTTTACATTTGTGTCTGTATCGCTTTTTAGACGCTCTACTTGTGTTATATAAACCGCTGCTGTGCCTTCTATACCTGCACTACCTACAGCTTCTGCTGACATTTTACTGCCACTTGTGACTGTCACTACGCCAGTCGTTGCGTTTTTTGAAATAGTTTCAAAACCATTTTCGGACCTAACTGGACCGCTAAATGTTGAATTTGCCATAATTTCCTCCTACGGAAATAGGTTTTATCATCTTGGCTTGTCTGCTAGGTCAGTTGATAAAACAAGTTAATTATCCTAGTATTTTGATTGTATACGAGTTTTGGAAATAAAAAAAGGGAGCTAATGCTCCCTTTAGTGGTTTGAAGAACCTTAAGCTCCTTGTGAGCCAAAAACTCCACGCCAGTTAGATACACCAAATGAATATCTTTCCCTAGCTCTATACCTAATGTTACCTGTTGAAAATTCAGGTTCCATGGAGGTTTCCATATTTGTTCTATTGAACATTTTTAGACCTTCTCCATCTGAATTAACCGACGTCATAATGAAATATGCATCTGGGTCATTAAGATAGTGGTTTACACTAAAACCACCAGGCATAGAAGATTGGTTTTTAATTGAGTTAATATCATTGTCTGATGTTGAAACTCTACCAGGTGAGTTTAATAATCTATCAGCAATAAAAGTTAATTGCGGAGGTATTATTAATTTATCTGGTCTAACTGCAATAGTTAGATTTCTGTCATCAACAAAAGTTGATATATCAATTATATTATCTTCTAACGAAGTTTCATTTAGGTCAGCCATTGTTGTAGCTCTGTTACGAGCCGTTCCACCACCCGCTAACGGATGTGCTGTGGAAATTAATTGCTGTCCATCACCAATAGCAAAATTAGTATCAAACGCATTATTTAACACATTTGCTCCTTTTACTTCTTTGGTATGTTGCATTGAACGAGCCAATGCTTTTGTGTATCTACGACCGAGTTGGTCATATAAATTATCTTCAATAGCTTCTTCAGTTAAAGAGAAAGCAAGAGCCACAGTTTCGTGTGTATATCTCGCTGTATATCCTTCTGAAGCACTATCAAAGCTTACGCCAGCACCTTCTTCCTTGACAGGAGCTGCACCAAATCCAACTACAAGGACTTCTTCTTCAAAGGCTCTATCTGAGTCTTCTATAGAATATAGTTCTTTGTATTCTTCATTGTTTTCGTCATATTCAAGTCCAAAAAGTGCATTTAGACCGGGTTCAAGTTCTTTCGCTAATTGCGCTCTACTTATAGCCATCTAATTACTCCTTATGCTAATCCTGCGCCTTTTTGGCCACAGATATGATTTTGAATAACAACCAAAACATTTGTGTTTGCTGAAGCGACGTCTGAGTTATCAGGGTCTTGACTTATGTCAATAGCTTTTAGCGGCAAACCTGCTGTAGTTGCACCTGTTGTGACATCTAACTCTGCTCCTGAAATACCTGTAGAGGTGCTTCCTGAGTTTGTGTAAACAATGTCAAAATTACCAAACAGGTCAGCCACTGGGAAAGTGTCGTCTGCTTGGATTTCAAAGACCGTATTAGGGTCATCATGTATAAAGCAAATTATATCTGAAGCATTAGTGCTTGCAGGGTAAAAATTACTAAATTTTTGCTCTGATGTTGTTGGGTCTGTGTACATACAACCGTTGAATACGCCAACTATAGGAACAGTTCCACCGTCAGCATGTATTTCTACACCGCCTCCAGTTACCTGCATTACCAAGTCACCTTGAAAAATGCTAGTTCCGTAGTTTGCAGCAATTCTATAACGGCTTTGACCGCCTGAATAGGGTGAGCCACCCATCATTCTTACAGGCTTTAGACCAAATGAAGCGTCTTTATTCGCCATGATTTATCCTACCTTTTTTTACCAAATGATACTTTAGATTGTCTATTAGAGTCGTACTTAACGTATCTGTTGTTGCCTTCAACCTCACTAAACATAGTATTATCAAGTGCTTCGTTCTGTTGCACATTTCTTTGTTTATAGTGTTGGTTTCTTTCTTCAACAGTTTCTTTTGGTATTTTCGCTAATATCAATCCACCTACTGATATGACTCCTGCGTGTCTTCCATGCTCTATTGTAGGTAAAGGAAAGTCAGGTATTTCGTCTTGTCTGACAAACTCCCATCCTTCTCTCATTCTAGCAGAAACATTATTTCTGTCTTCTACCCCTACATACTCTGACCTAATCCATCGGTATTGATAACCCTCTGGTGCAGGTGGAGTTTCAAGCATCCTCGCAGGCTGCCATGGTTTTCTTCTAGCGTTTTTATCGTGTTGCTCGTCGTCACGAGATTGGCGTGTTGTATTTTCAATCGCATCTATGTCCATTATTTTACTCCTTCAAGTTTAACTATTTCTTTACCTACTCTTTTCAGCCACTCTTGTTGTGACATCCCGTAAGGTTTTAAATTACTCTTTACGGAGGCATGGTTAGAATTAATCTTAATACCGCTTTTCTTCCCTTGTGTTCCTTGGCGACTTCCAGAGGAAGCAGAAGCAACTCTTTGCACAGTTGAGTTGGTATCTTTTGATACGCCTTCAGGTTTTACCTGTAAATCAGGATAAACCTTTTGCAATCTTTTGTCTAATTCTTCATAGTAATCATTATCAGTGCCGTCAAAACCTTCGTTTATTAGGTCTTCATGAATACCCATAGCAGTGTATGTTTTGACTCTATCTTTTTGAAACCAGTCATTTTTTTCTTGCCATTCAACTGCTTTAGAATCAGGCTTAGGTTTATCATACACTTGTTGTGGAACATTTTGTACATTTTGTTCAACATTTGTTGCATTTTGTTGTGTTTCTAATTGTACCTTTGCAAGCCTAACCCTTTCTTCTTCTAAAGAAACCTTGTTAAGCAGCTCTACACTTTTAACTTCTAAGTCCGGGTCATTAGTTTCTCTTGCTTTTCTGTACAAATCTTCAGCCTGTTGTCTTTGTGACTTGACTCTATTTTCATACTCATCGGTATAACTTTTGTCTAAAACATTGGCTCTGCTTTTTACTGAGTCATACTCATTTGATAACTTAGCGTATTTAGATTCGGCCTCAGACGCTCTTATCTCAGCCTGTCTTACTTTATCGTTAAGTTTATTTATTCGCTTTGATACACCTCTAGTGTACTTATCAAGTTCTTCGTCACCACCTGAGTTGGTTTCGACCGCTTCAGCTTCTGCTTCGTCAATAGGTGTATCAACTACATCTACAACAAGTTCTTCTTCTGCTTGAACCTGATTTTCTTTATTTATTTCGTCCATATAATTTCTCCTTATACTGAAACAATGTCATCAGGGTTTAAAATAGTAGCGATAACTTCGTCGTCATTTATAATTCTGACTTCGCTTTCATCAGCCAACCTAAACCTAGAACCTGCATATCTGCCAATCATAATCCAATCGCCTTTGCTACACCAAACAGACGAAAATCTCTTTTTGTCTGCGTAACAATCTGGGCCAACGGCTACAACATAGGCAACTACAGTTGCTAGGGTTTCTCTATCAATGGTTTCCTTAACTAATTGGATTCCACCTTCTGATACTCCTTTACCTTTATAAGGAAGTACCAACATCCGCCAACCCGTAGGTTGTGGCATGCGTTCAAGAACACTTTTATCTAAAAGACTTGGGTCAAGAACTCTTTTGTCTTCTTCAACAAAAGCCTTATCTAAGTCAATAGTATCTTCTTCAACCTTCTCTTCAATGGTTTTCTTTACCTCACTTGTCATTAATATCTCCTTCTTCATGTAAGTGTTCTTTTATCTTATCATGAATATAGGATAATGCAGATATTTCGCCCATTAAAAATTGGTATTTTTCCATATCCTTTATGCCACCAGACAAAAGAATATCTTTCACTTGCTCCTCTCTTTCGTTTAAATCTCTACGGAGAGCATGAATAAAATCATACTTATCCATATTTTAGAATACGCCGTTAAACTTATTGCCTCGTAAAGCAGCTCCTTTACCTCTGCTTTCTCCTTTGCCGTAACCAGGTTTATGTGATTGGTCTACTTTCACTTTCTTTGGTTGTGACAAAGGTATAGTCCCTTGACCTTTTATTGTTATGGAAGTTTTAGCTTTCATTTTTACTCCTTACTATTTTTTAGTAGTTTTCTTTTTAGCAACTGTTTTTTTCTTTGCAGTTGTTTTCTTTTTGGTTGTTGTTTTTTTGGCTTTCTTTTTAGGTGCTTTACCACCTTCCCAAGCCTCATTAACATCCGGAGTTGATAGGTCATCAGCTATGTAATGGCCTTTATCATCTCTTGCTCTTTTTACTTCTTCTATTTGTGCAGCTTCTTGTATCTTAGTTTCAACTTTTTTTGCTTTTATTTGTTCTACGATTTTTTCATTGATTGAACTTGTCATTTATTCATCCTCGCTTGTAAGTCTATTAATTTTAACTCAGCCTGTTGTTCCAATCTTGCTTTTGCAATCTCATTCTTTTCATTGCCAATGCTTGCTTGTTGGTCAGCTTTTTGTTGCTGTAATTGTAGCTCAGTTCCTTTTTCCATGGCATCTTGTTGTTCTTTAGCCATAAACTGTTGATTCTTCATGTCTATTTCTTTATCACGCAATCCAAGTTCTTGTTGCCTTATGGCTACAAGTGGGTCGTCTTGTTGTGGTGGTTGTACTGAAGATAAAAATTCACTTGATAATTGAGCTAGTATTGGTGAACTAAATGTTTCAATTATGCTTTGTATTTGTTGCTGTAGAGCCATTTGTGATTGTGGGTCTAGCTGTTGCATTTGTTGTGCAGCTTCCTGTATTTGTTGCTGTACCTCTGGTGGTAGCTGCTGTTCTGCCATTTGATTAGCCATAAATTGTAAATGTTGCATAACATGAGCAATAATGACCGATTGTAATTGTGGATTCATTATTACCGCTTGTGTTAAAAACAATGATTTATGTGCTTCTACATGAGCTTCATGGTTTTGTTCAGGGAAGGCTTGTTGTGGTATGCCTTGCAGTAAACCACTATTTTCAATACCTGCATCTACAGGTTTGGGTGTATTGTCAGCCGGTGGTGTCAAAAGTGTTTCTATATTATCTACACCTAAAGCAGCATACATTCTTCTGTAAGCTTCATATATACCCTGTGGCCCGTGAAGTTGTGGGTTTGATTGCACCATAGTCAATAATTCTTGTGCCATTATGACTCTTTGGCTCATAGAGAATATGTTTGGGTCAGATACTGGTATCACATCTACTTTTGCATCAAAATCTTGTAACTTAATTTCTCTTGGACCACTACCTGTTTCGTACGGATATACAGGCGGTAAAAACTCTTGAAACACTCTTGCAAGTATTTTAAATTCGTTTTTTTGTGAATAATGCAACCTTTTGTGTATTGCGCTCATAACTTTTGTGCCTTTTTCTAATAAGGCGACAGTTGTTCCAACAGGCATAGCAGCGTTAGAATCGCCGATATTCATGTCGGCTATGGCAGCAAACCTTTTGCCCGACTCAACTAATAAACCAAGTAGTTGAAACAATACATTGCTTGGTTCTTTGTATGGTAATGGCATCAATGAATCACGCAATGCTCCGCCGGGTGCATCTACATCTCTAAATTCACCCGGTTGTAAGGGTGATGCCTCATCTCTTATTCTTATACCTCTAGCTTTAAAACCTGCTGGTAAGTTGCTTAAAGTACCTGCGTCAATTAATTGTCTAAGTATTGATGTGGAGGCTTTAGATAAACCACCAATCATGTGTGACAAGCCAAGGCCATAAAAACCTAGTCCTGGTAAAAACTTGTACTGTACAAAATAATTAATTTTGTTGCGCATAGTGTCTTCGGGTACATAGTTTCTTCTAATTGATAATATTTGTTGTGAAGAATCATCTATAGTAATGATATAAGGTATTTTTAAACCTGTTGGCTCGCCCATATCATTTACATCTTCAAAGCCTTCTATTTCTGCAACGGTGTGTATTTCGTATAACTTTCTTTGCTCATCTTCGCCGTAGTCAGGCTCAACACCTTGTATATCATCTATTTCTTTGCCTATATCATCACGATTTATGTTTTGGTTATCGCTTAAATCTACATCTGCATAAAAACCAGATATTTGCATTTTTCTTACTTCGTTGTTGCTCATTGATACAACATGCGTAACTCTTTCAGCAGATAGCAAATCAGTAGCATTGTAAGGCACTAATAAATCTTCAGCAGGCACAAACTTAGATACAGGTCTGCCTTTTGCTGCGTCGTAATAAACTTTCTTAAAAGCACTACCTGATAATGGTAGATAAAATAGTAATTGGTCTAAGTCGGGGTCATACTCAGGCATTTCGTTCATGATGTAATAATTCATAAACTCACAGACTCTTTCAGCCTGCATTTCTGTATTTGCATCTCTTTGACCTACAACCTGTGTTTTAATAGGGCCTTGTGCAGGTAGTAATTCTTTGTATGCTTGTGCTTGAAACTGTGTCACAGCTTCAGATAGTATTGGATGTATGACACCACTTGAGCCTTCAAATGGTTGACTTCTTTGTTCGTCAAACCGCATACCAAGGTACTTAAGACCGTCGGTATATGTTTTTTCCCATTCTTTTCTTGATTCTTTGTCGCTTTCTACTGAAGATATTAATTTTGCTGACATTGAGCCTAAAATAGATTCATCTAAAAAATCAACCAAATTAGCGTCAAAAGGTATATCCTGTTGCACTTCTTCCATTGGCTCATCAAAAGATATTTCATCTTCATTAATGCTTATTTCTAAAGCATCAAACATAGCATCATCAAATGTTTGTTCTGGTGCTGCTACATCAAACTCTTCTGTAGGCACATTTACAGACTTACTTTGGTCTATTACGTCCGGGTTATCTTCTGTTCCTAATTTTCTTTCAGTTACCATAATTTGTTATTATATCCATAAAATCAATAATATGTTAATGCCTTTCTATCAACAGACATATCATCTTGATAATCACTGTCTAATTCTACTAATCCGCCTTGTCTAATTCGCATTAAAGCCATGGTGGATGAATCGCAAAAGTCGTCGTTTTCACCAAATGGAAAAGCAGCCAACTCTTCTATTACTTCTTCTGCAAAAGCATCTTCTGTAGCATATACCATACCACTTTCAAACATAGGCGCAATAGAGTTCATTCTTGCTACTTTGTCTTGACCTCTGCTTGGCGAATAAGCCTGCACAGGTATGCCTATCTTTCTAAGTTCTTGTGTTAATGGTGTACCACTTGCTTTAGCCTCAATCAGTACAATATCTGGCTCCCAATACTTATACTCTTCTAGCGCTATGTTTTTTAACTCTGGAAAATCTACTCTATGCCTGCTTGCGTCTAAAAGTATAATTGCGCTTTCACTACCATCTTCCGGGTCAAATATTCCCCATGTGGTTATTGCTGAATAGTCAGCGGTTTCTTTGGCACTAAAAGCCGTATCGTAACTTTGTATAATACATTGACAGCTTGGTATCGCTTCTTTCTCCCAAGTTTGCCACCATTCTCTTTTTACAATAGAACCACTTTCTGCTGTTGGGTTTTGCATCCATTGTGCGTTCCATTTGCTTATGGGTAGCGAAGCTTTTACAGATAATAATTCTTCTTTTTTCCAAAACTCACTCCATAAAGGCTCTTCAGAGTCGGGCATTATTGCAGGAAACTCAACCACCTCCCATTGGTCTGCATGTGTTTCAGACTGTCTTTTAAGCAATCTACCAGCCAAATCTTTTGTACTCCAACGAGTCATAACCAAAACGATGGTGCCGCCGGGCTGCAATCTTTGGCGTGGTCCACTTGTGTACCACTCCCAAGCTGCATCCATTGCAGTCGGCGACATTGCATCTTGTTCTGAGTGCGGGTCATCAATAATAAGTAAGTCAGCACCACGACCTGTGATTGCGCCACCTACTCCTGAATAGAAAGCTTCTCCGCCATCGTCGGTTGTCCAACGGCCTGCTGACTTGTTATCGCCTGATAAGGTTATGTTTGGAAATATGGTTTGATACTCCTCGCTGTCAATAATGTTACGAACTCTTCTACCAAACCTAACAGCTAACTCAGCCGTGTGAGTTGCTTGTATAATTTTTAAACTTGGATTTAGACCCATCATCCATGCAGGAAAATAAGTAGATGCAAACTCTGACTTTGAGTGTCTGGGTGGCAACATAACCATTAATCTTTTGCATTTGCCTTGTGCTATACGATTAAGTTTTTCTGCTAAAATTTTGTGATGCCTTCCCATAATAAAGCCATCCCATTGAAATTTAACAAACTCTAAAAAATCATCTCTGCATTTATCTCTTGAATTAAGATTTTTCCATTTATCAATAAGAGTTAAAGCCTCTACTTGCTCATCTCTTGATAGAGCATCAAATGATTTTATATTTTCTAAATTAATCATAGGTGGAGAGCCAATGGGTTTTAAAGGACATTACTGACTCTCCTGACATACTGTGTGGGAGAGAGGAGATATGTGAACATCCACAAACAAGCATGTCAATCAGACTTTACCCCATTCTTTGCCTTCAAACAACAAGGCTTCTGCGTTCCTTCTTTTCATTAATCCTTCATTTGGCACACCAGAGACTTTATTCCATCTTTTAATTTGTTCGGGTACTTCACTAAACTTTCTATTGTTTACAACTTTTAACATGGTTGAAGAACTTAAATTAGTCGGTCCAAGATTAAAAACCCATGATACAAGCGCGTCAAATTGATTTTGATTTAATTCTACATCTACCATATCGTTGATGTAGCCTTCGTACTCGTGCAACTCGTGTGATAGTAAATCTTCTGCATCTTGTTTGCTTATTGTCATACCATCTTGCACAGGACTGCCGTCTATAAGTTTTAGGCTGCCAAATCCAATAGTAGTCTTATTTGCGACGCATCTATAACTAACCACGTTGCCATTATCATCTGTAGGACATCCTTCAAAATATTTAATTAAATCTATACCATCTTGCGATATTTGCATTTTATTTATCTCCTGTTTTGGTTGTAGTAACCGTTCTATAATACACAACCACTTCTTTAAGTTCATTTATATACCTTTTAAGTTCTTGCATGTTGTAAGCCATAATTTCATAATCAGGTATTGTCATAGCCAAAAAGACTAATTCACCTTCTTGTTCTTCTATTCTTGCAAGTTGTTCTTCCCAATTATCAGGCGTGACAACAATCCACATAGGTTCTTTCAAATCTATTTCTCTAGGCATAATAGGTTGCACTATTGTCCTGTCTAGTGGTTTTGCCGTAACCTTTATCTGCTTAGTTGGAATTAGGCTGCAACTGCAAGCCATCATCAAGGTCATCAACAACATTGCTGAGTTTCTCGATTTCTTCCATAATGTGTTTTGTACCATTATTTATTTTCCTTTGCATTTCTACCGGGTCTGCAAGTATTTTTGCAGACAGCTCGTAGTCTTTTATAAACTGTGTGTATCTGTTTAACTCTCTTTGTGCCGCTTGGCTTTTGATTACAAGGTCATTTAATTGTCCTGTTTGTAACTCAAAATCATTTTGTAAGCTTGTAATTGCTTCTTCTTGTGTGGCTATAGCACCTTCTAAAGCAAGATTGTTAGCTTTCAGTGTGGTATTTTCTTGATACAGCCAATAGCCGCCTAGGCCTAAAACAAAAATTATACCTATTAACATTTGTTGCATTACATGTCCTCTATTATGTAATTTAAACCGCCTGCACTTCTAAATTCAATCAACCTGTTGTGTGAATCGCGAAACTTTAAGTGTTTTTCTTTTTGCACTAATATCTTTTTTGATATGTAGGTTTTATCATCTGTATCTCCATATTCTTTGTTAAAAGATACTGTAATTTTATATCTAGTTTTAAATAAACTTATTAACCACTCAAAAAATACTTTAAGTGCTTGTTTTAATTTGTTCATTAAACAAACCTAGACAATACCAATGAAACCAAAATAAATGGATAAACTGCCCATATCATGTTTTCTAGTTTATCAAAACGCTTTGCACCATCTTCTAATCTTTTTTCAATATTTGCATATCGTATAGAACATTCTTTTTCGTGTGTTTCTATTTTATTAATAGCTTCTTTAGTTGTTGCCATAAATCTCATTTAACTGTATAAATTTTTAAAGCTTTAGCTTTGCCTTTAACTTTTATTGCTTTTAAAGATTTTAACTTATAACTAACACTTTGTGCAGTATTTTCTCCAATTAATATATCAACACCTGCTTCTTTGGTTGCAGATTCTAGTCTAGCTGCTGTATTAACTGCATCTCCGATAGCAGAATAATCAAATCTTGTATCTGAACCCATATTGCCAATTACAGCTTCACCAGTATTTACACCAACTCCTATTGCTATTTCATGTGATAACTCTTTGTTAAGCTCCTTGATAGCTTGTTGCATCTCTATAGAAGTCTTTACTGCTTTCTCTTCATGATTCTCTAAATCCATAGGTGCATTAAATATAGCCATACAAGCATCGCCAATAAATTTATCGACCATGCCACCGTTTCTTTGTACACATTCTACTTGCACAGTTAATGCTTTGTTCATTATTTCTGTCACTTCTTCAGGTTCTAGTTTTTCTGATAAATTTGTAAAACCTCTTACGTCTGTAAATAAAAATGTTGCGTATCTTTTTTCTCCACCTAATT